GGGTAATTGCGTCTCGACCTGTCGAGCATTCAAATCACTTAAGATAAATGTGCAAATCCAGCTAATCATCTTGGTATGTTTAAATATTAAGTACTTTTTACAGTCAGGCCGCACGGACTGGTCGCTTTCGCGTATACCCCTAAGTCGTTGCGTCTGTGATATGTAGACCAATCTCAATGAGCAAACAAGGAGCGTGTTAAAGGTCGATCAATCAAGCATAATGTAAACAAGGCCTCAGAAAAGTACGAATTTACAACGTCCTTTTGATAGCAATCATACGCCTCATTTTATCATTTTATAAATAAAAATATAAAATTAAAAATTAAAAAGAAAAAACCAAATTAAATAATAGCAAATATGGTGGTCGCAGGTACCATAATTTCAGGCACTAGAAACATACCGACGCCGACCGCCACAGCTGCAGCGGCGACACCAGTCATCTCCAATAAATGCGTGATATGGTTACTGGGTCCATCAAATGTTGGTTGCTACTTCATCAAATCCAAAGGCATGGCCGGTCCCTGTCGGTTAAGTTGCGCCTCAACGTTCTGAATAACTTTGAGGTTGGCTGGTGGTGCAGCTTTTGTTAACTTAACGAACGGGCTGTTGGCTTGCGGAGTAAACTCGACACAAACCATGGTCTCGACTGTGTACGACGCGTCGGAGTTCATATTTTCCAACACAATCGTGTTGCCCACCCAATCATTGTCAAAGGCAATGGTACCGCCGCCACTATTACCGAATTCAGCTATAAGATTCGGCACGGTGAAAGGAGCAGTGGCGTTGGTGGCGTTTCCGAAGAAAAGGCCAACGGGTGTGCTGAAGATTGGTACTTGCTCGTAGTTGGTTCCGCGATGTTTCATGCGGATAATCATACCTTTCTCAGGTCGACAGCAATAGTTATCTGGCGGCGGCACAGGGTTTCCGGTTGATCCGAAGCCCATGGTGCCATCCAAACCGTAGCAATTAGTGCTTAACGGTGCGTACGCCGTGACTACACCTGATGATCCAGATAAGGCTAGACCGAATCCAGTTGTTGGTGCTGTAGCAGAGGCGGACGTTCCAGTAACGAGGTTGGGAGCTGTAACGGCTATATGGTTCTCGAATGCTCGAAGCATTCCTGCGCAAGTGTTAACCGGTCCGGTGTACCTGACACGGATTGTGCTGGACACAATGCGGACACCCGATGAGGTGTAAGGATC